TACTGAATCACCTACACGTGCAACCGCTGCGCCCCCTTCGCCTAGATTGATACTATCAGAAATCATGTTAATTTTACCATCGACGCGCAAAGTTATATCGCCTTTAATTTTCAAAGTAACGCCTGAGCCAATATCAATCGTCGCACCTTTGCCTACGTCTAACGTAATTTCATCGCCTATAGTAACACTTAATTTGCTAGCTATTTTTGATTTAACCGAGCCTTTTATATCGTCTATTGCGTCATGCGCTACCCTACGTTCAAGGTCGCCATTAGATCTGTTAAATTGAATTGTTTTAGTTAGCAGGTTACCGAAATACGTTTCACCTTCAACTAAATCTGTGGGCCTGAGCTCTGGCGTTGTTGCAATGCAAGTTTGATTTTCTTCGTGGCCTTGAATATTAAAAGTTACCGCGAGCGAGTCAATAGGCGCAACGCCCCCAAAACCATAGGGCCATAATACAGAACACGCGACAGGTCTGTTTAGATAAAAAATCTGTGCGAGAGGAAAGGCCGTGCTATCTTTAATAATACCTGTGATCGCAGAGTATTTTATCATGTTAGTCGTCGTAGGGATCATTCACCAGTCCTCGCGTTCGCACGTACAGGGTCAAAAATTAACTTAGGCGCAACAATATTTGATTTTTGATCGGCTTTGTCAATCTCGATTTTGATTTGATAGGTATCTTTTTCAACTAATCCTAGCGTTGTTGTCGTTCCACTCTGATCATCTAACTCGAAAGTCACGCTATTGATAAGCATTTCAGACTCAAGATTTGCAAAGGTATCCCGTACAATCACAATCGTGTTTACTTCCCACAAGGGCGAATTTGCATTGAACCTGACACCTTGCATACGTGGAGAATAAGTTATCGCCTTAGCGCGCATGTAGTTGGCCTCCCATTTTGCGCGACTGAGTAAATCCTCAGGAGGCATAGAACGCTCCGCAACTCTATTACAAACGCGCGATGTTCTAACAGAGGCATCAATTGCGTTACTCTGAGCAGTTACTATTTTTTTTGATCTACGCCCGCCACGTGCGCTGGCTTGGAGACCTTGTTGGTCTACGCTGTTTGCCTTGTCAGCGTCAAACTGAAGGCCAAGGGCTGTTGGGTTTAGCTGTGACCAAAACGTGTATGAGTTAAAACGTTTGCTGTTGTCATAGGTGAAACTTGCACCTAACACATTATTACCTGAATTGTTAGACTCGTTTATCACTGATTGGTTAACGTTTTTACCAGAAGATCTTGTCAAAATTAAGGTACCGCTTGCATCAGTTGTTAGGAGGACTTGGCGTTTGCGTGCATAGCCCTCTATGAATTTAAAAACAGTATCACCAACTTTAGGCGCGACAAGGTCGCCTTCTTGAAATGGTGCTAAGCCTTGTACTGTGTTAACAACATTTATGCCAGTAATTTTTAAAAGTGATAAGGTATTTTGAATCACAGACTCAAGCGAAATTGGCGGCTTGAAACTGATATTCCCTCCGACTGTACTGTCTATGATATCGCTTGTTTTATCGCGCCCGGACACTGTCAACTCATGCGAATTGTGGTCATAGCTACCTTGGATTTTATCAATGAAACCTGTGATAACTAAGACCCCGTCAATCGCGACAGTACAAGGATCACCAACTTTAAAAGGGAAAGTGAATCCTGTCGGATCGACAGCTGTAAAAGAAAAGGCGCCGCACAATGCGTCCATCGATTTTGTAATCGATATTTTTTTGTAACTTTGGTAGGGTATACCTTTAACTGCTAAGGTGAAAATGCTCATTGCGTTAAAATCTCAACTTCACCTTTTACAAAACTCACGTCCTGGATATTGTTTAGGTCTATCAGCTCGTCGACTAGATCTAGGTTACCATAGTACTGATACGTCAAAACAGAAATGGGTAAGGTGTTCGTTTCAATCGTATTTATTTTATAAGCTGCAATTTCTGCTTGCCTAAAAAAGTTTGCCATTTTTGTTTTTAAATCAGTAAGCGCATTTGCTGAAGAATCGTCGAGATAGTCATTCTCAATGATTTTTAGGTACTGTGCGTCTAAGTCCGCAGCTAATTCTTGGATTTGATCTTCACGATCAAAATTTACAAGTGAGGCGTTTCTGTAGCTAAGGCTAAGCGCTGTTACCTGAACGAGCGCATTAATCAGCCCGCGGTTTTTGTTACGCTCTATGCGCACGTCAGTTGTTGGCAGAACATTTTGATCGTTGTCGCCATACGAGAAAAATGTTCTGTATAGGGCGAGGGCTTCACTTGGCGCAATTGTTGTATCATCAATTTTTTGGAAAAGATCTGTAGTGTTCGCGCCGAGGGCGTCGCCGCTAACTGCGTTTAACGCGGTATCCTCTTTATATACGCGCAACGCATTCCTAAAGGTTGACGACGTAGATTGATCGGCGTCAAAACGTTGGGCTGCATTAGTAAAAAGCGTTGATACACCCATTACTTTTTTAACGCCATCAGAAATATTACTAGGCGCATCTGTATTAACACCATACCGCAATGAAATTAGCGTAGAGATAGCAGCTATCGCTAATTCAACAGCTGTAAAAATTTCAGATAGGGTATCACTTAAAGTGAAAGGTGAAATATTACGGGTGCTTTCTGAAAATACGATATTGAAAGTCGCGATATTCAGTTCGTTTTCTGATTCTGTCAGCGTATAAGTTTTCGCGACAACATTTAACAGCCCATCGAAAGGGTGTATCAAAATGCCAATCCCCGGCTTATCAAGCGCTGCAATTAATGCGAGTTTTTTAATATCGTACTCAAAAGGAAATTGACCTGTTATTGTTGCGCTTATGTTGTATGTTCGGTTTAAGCGCCCTAAGTCCTCGTCTGTCCTGTTGTTAGAATTTGGGAATTCATGCGTTACAATTTTACGCCCTGCGTCAAACGATGTGCTATTAACCAAAAAAGGTATCCCTCTAAAACTTGCAGGTAATAAAGTGAGTAACGTTTTCATTAATACGCGCCCTCAAAAATAGGCGACATATTCTGCCCTAGGTCAAATCCCATTATACCTTTCGATTTTAGGTGCATACTTTTAATTGTGCCCGCCTTATCATCGACTTTAATATGCAGCTCGGCTTTTGATTGTTGCTGCGCTTGCGGTGCGCCAAGTTGACGCCCCGGGAATGTTGGGCTTACAGGACTTGAAAAAACATTTTCTATTCTATGAACACCGCCCATCACCGCACCACTGACAGCGCCCGTAGCCTTAGCGCCTAGGGAGTACAACTTGTGCATTGAGTCAACAACCGTTTTATAAGCGGATCTTATTCTATCAGCCATTCTACCGAAGGCTTCTTCGATAGATTGTATAGGGTGCATTATGAATTGTGCGGTTGCTTTTACTGCGTCGACAATCGCTTGTAGGTGCCTTCTAATTCTAGCGCCTTCACGCGTGCTGCTCGTCGCAAGTTCATAAAAACCCCAAGCCAATAAGCTAAGTGCACCTATCAGCCATCCTATTGGCCCAGACATCACAAGTGCTGCCGCCCTTATTGCGATAAACGCTTTTTTTAGCATTGATATTGTTGTGATTACCGTCGTAATACCTTTGATAATTAATGACATGCCATACAGTATTGGGCCTATAACTACTAAGAATTTTGCGAGTGTTGCGAGCGTACTAATTAAAGTTTTGTGTCTAGCAATGAAACCAGGCATGTCATCATAAACTCTTTTTAGCATCTCAGAATATCGCAATAGGTTGTCGGTGACTTTGTACTGTTCGTCTAGTTGTGCCCCGAATGCCCCCGCTGTCAACTCGAGATTCTCTTTAAGTTTATTTGTCGCGCCAAGCATTGTATGTAAGTGTAAATAAATTTGATTGAAGAAAATGCCGTTTTTATTTGTCATCGATTTTAGAGCGTTGCGGTACATATCAAAAGTAATCAACCCTTGGGAAGCATAGCGCGCAACATCCTGAGTTGTGACGCCTAGACCTTTTGACATTTGTTTTAACAAATCGATTTGATTAATACCCGCCATGCGGAAGTCGATAAAATACGCGTGGCCAATCATTTTCACACGTGTGTACATTGACGCGACGTCTGAAATTCTACGACCCGTGCCAGCTGCGATATCCCCAAGCATTTTTAGGTCTTCTTTGACTTGTGACGCTGGGACACCTGCGGTGATAAGCTGGGAGCCCGCAGTCATCACATCACTAGCGGTGAACACTCCGCGTGATGCAAAATCTTTCAGCATCACCATCATCTGGTGACCTTTTTTCGCGGAGTGCATCATTGCACTGAAGCCAATTTCTAGCGTCTGGAATTTCTGGTACGCATGAAGCGACGCCCCCGCAGCTGCTAATAAAGGCGCTGTGACGTGTGTCATCATTGATTTTCCGAAGCCGCCCATCATCGCAGCGCGCGTAGCTAAGCCCCCGAGACCCATGCCAACTTTTCGCATGCCGACACTTCCGCCTGCGGACAACGCATCAAAAGATTTTGACATAGCTTCAACACTTCGTTTGACCTCAGCAGCTTTTTTTGAAAACTCATCCTGGAGTAAAATTCTATATGAAACGTCTGAACTCATTTGCTGCCTCGTGCAATTTCTGCCTGTAGTTTGTCATTTATTCTACACGCTGCGGCATTTAATCGCCATAGCTTAGGGTACGGCGACTTCTCAAGATACTCGCCCGGGTATGCGCCTTTAAAAAAAAGCGCAAGATTGGGTATCATCTCATCTGAGGTGGCTTCATGTTGAAAATCGACGAGGGCTATTGCCTCATCATTTTGGGTGACAAAAAATTGGAAAGGTACTCACCTAACAAATTTTTTGTATCGTCGATAGATAAGGCGTCGTAGTTTGCAGTGCCAAAACTAATATTTGTATCATTGAAAAAAACACAAGGTAATTGTGAATTTGTAATTAGGCGTTTAAACACGTTGAAATACGCGATCATATCAACATCAGAGGCAAACAGCATTTCCACGAAAATGTCAGCATTGTTAAGAGCCTTTAAACCCTCAGGGCCAACGTCGTCTTTCGCCGCAGCAACTTGCGCAGCGTCGGGTCTTGAAATATTTTGCATATTATAAAGCGCGCGCGTTAATCCCTGAGTCAGAGGGATCACATACTCCTGGTGTCGGTTAGAGGGCGCTAATATTGTTAGCATTGTGCACTCCTGGCCGGACTGTCCTTTGTCTGAATATGTGATTGGCCTCAATAGCTCAAGTGTAAATTTTTCTTTGATTAACATTAGTTTCTCCTTGGTTGTTAATACCTTTCATTTTTTAATTACGCTGTTGCGGTACCTTTAAATTCTAAAGAAATCATGCCATCTGATTTTGTGTTCACTTCGTAGTTATTAACGAGCGCGACGTTATCAAATGAGCGCGTAAATGTTCCGTTAAGCTGTGCGCTTTCAATCGTGATGGTGTTCGCGTTCGCGTTCAGTTTCCACTCACGTATTTTCTCAATATTTCCTTCCGTAGGCTCCATTTCAAACTTAATGTCTGAGATTGAGGACTCAACATCTGTTGCGTATACAGTGGAAACATTATTGCCGCCTGAAGATTGCGTACGCATTTTTTGCTCGCCCAGGCCTTCTGTATAGCTCAACGAGTTAGGTTTGTACTCGATCACAGTATTGTTAACTGTGATCCGTGGCGTTGCGAGAATTTGATTAAAGGCCATTTTGTTTACCCTCCTAGAATGTTGTGAACGTCACTTCGATTGGTAATTCAATCGAACGTAATTGGCTGACCAGCAGCACCTTCATCGAAACCTGCACTGAGCCTATCGCTAGGTCGAGCACTTTGACGTTAAGGTTACTTTTGTAGAAATTAATGGATTGCGCACCGGCTTGTACTAATACAAAGTCCGGGCTACCCAAACGTTGATAGAGTAAAACACAAAACGCTGCGATACCTTGCGGGTTTGTCATTGCGCGGTTTGGCTCTACGTCACCCAGCGTTAAACGTGATTGCGCAAAACGCAATTTCAATTGATCAAAATAGAATTCACGTATCGCAGACGATACGTCAACAGCATTTAAAAATTTGAAGGTTTCATCAGGCGCGCCTAATACGTCTGTTTTGTATGTTGAGACTACTCGGCCTTGTAAAAGCACAGTGCCTGAACGGCTGTTAGTAAACACCGCAGCGCCAGCTGCGTTTAACTGCATTTCCTCAGCAAGTGTCCAGCCTTTACCTGCATCAATAGTTGGTAGGTTTACATAAGGCGTATTGGCATACGGTAGGCCCGCAATAGCCGCACCCCCAATTTGATCACTACTTTGTGTTGCCACGACAATACTAGAGATATTTGCGCCCTCAGTTAAACGTAGGGATCTAATTGCTGCAACACTTGCGCTGACTACGTGCCCGGCTTCCATTACATGTGGGCCAGCGTACAACGTTTCAGTAATTTTTTTATTGGCAAAAAGCACTAATGAAGTTGAGTCCTGCGCTGCCGCTGCAATTGTGATATTAGCTAGCGTGTCTGTGATTGTCATCAAGCCAACGCCGTCTAAAATGTTATTTGCGACATTAAATCTAGGGTCTAAAAGTCCCGTTAAAAAGCCAGCGCCGAATTCATAAGGCGCAACAACCGTTTGGTAGCGTGTGTCACCTAGTAAATCAGGTACGCTAGTCAGCACTGGTGTACCTGTGCCGCCAGACATAGGCGCAAGCGTAATACTGATACCTGGAATTCTCCCAGAGATTTCAATGCCATATGAATTACCGACTGCGCCAGGCTCAGTTGCTGTAAACTGTAATGTTGCAGGTGGCCCGATTATGAACCCCGAGGCTCTGACGAGCTGCGGGACAAGCCCTACCTGCCCTGTGATCTGCGCGTAAAAATCGGTAACGATGTCATTTGCTAAATCGCCTGCGGCCGCTTTGAATGTGTAGCTCTCGTCTCTACGTGACGCGAGTGTTAATGTTATTTCACCCGCGGCTGTTGCCACGCCGTTAACATCAATTGAGCCTGTCGCGGCTGCGCCAGTTCCTGCTAGACTAACAACATCTAATCGCGTGAGAGGGTTTAGGGTTTTAAACGCGGTAATGTCGCGAGTTAGGCGTGAATCAAAACCAAAATCACTAACATAAGTAAGGTCGTTACCTATGTTAGTGTAAAGTTTTCCTGTTGGCAGGGCGCCCGATACTGATGTATTAACCAGTAACACGCGTTGCGCGTCATTTTCCGCAATTTCGCGAAACGATTTTAGTGTCGCATTTATTCTTGGCTCACTCATTTTGATTGTCCTGTTTTCGGTTTAGGTTTAGCTTTTTTTGGGGCCTCAATTTCGGGCTCATCAGACTCCATTTTTTCAAAAGTGATGCAGTTGTCGTTTACTGCATCCCGCGCTCTGTCACGCCAATATTTAATAAGCGGGGTGCCTTGTGAATCACAATCGAGCATTATTTTTTGACCTTTGCAAAAAACGAAAGTATCGGCAAGGCCGAATGGCCTGCAGTCAAAATTTAAGGTTATTTGTCTTTTCATTGTGTTAATCCAAGTCTAAGGACGCCGTCATCTGTACTATATCATTACACCCGTCTAATTTCAAAAAATCAAGAGCTACAGACCTAAATGCTGAGTTAAATGCCGGATTAATTGTATCACAGCGTGTAATGTCGACGCTGCGCTCAAAACCGAATCTGTGCAGAAGAAAGGATCTGTTATAGGCGGACACGTCGTGGCCTGTTGCGACGACTGCTGAGTATTGATGCGGGTTAAATTCTGAAGGAGGTAACCAGTTTAGTAGGGATTTATATAATGCTGGCGCGATTTGTGATTGCATACTGTCACGTGTTTTGCGCCCTGACAGCTCATCAACCGTTGGTGCAACGACGTAAACGTCAAAATTAACAATTCCCGTTTGTCTGAAAATAGTTGCGGGCGTTTGCGTCGTCACACTGTCCCTATCCACATACCGGTTTTTGCTAATAACCATTGAGCCTAAAACAACATACGCCCAATAATTTTGTGGCGGTTGTTTTGTGTAGCTATCTACTAGCTGCTGAACATCAATAACGCCTGAGACTCTAGGCATTGTGCGCACTGCGCCCGCATTATTAGTAGCGCTGGGCAATGTGTCACTGACAGGGTAAGAAAATGTAAATTCATCGATAATTGTTATTTGTTTCCTACCGTTATACCCATTTTCAATGTGGCGATTTTCACGTAAAACAATATTGCCCGACGCTACTGTCTCAACAGGTAACGATTTCATGTAGCCCTCAAAAGAATCTCGAGCGCTAACATCTATTAACCTAAAAGCCCCATTAAATTCTTCGGGTATAGCGCCAGTTATATGGATTTCGTTAAAATCCACTGATAGGTCGTGCCCTTGTGACGTTAAACCTTTTAGGCAATGACCTTGGCGCGTTAACGAAACAATTGGCAGTTCAGACAAAACACCCACAACGAGCGCGTATGTTATGTCACCCGCGGCACCTAGTTTATGTGGCGTTGTAGTTTTAACGATAGCTAAGTCGCCTGAGCGCCCAACCTGTGAAATTGCTAGATTATTTGTAAAAAACTCAGTATGCAAAGGTAACACTGCGTGAAGTTGTCGAATGATCGTGCTCATGTCCATATTGCTATCCTTTTAATTGCTCTTGGAGTTTTTTATTAATAGTAGCAACAATGTTTCTATTGTTTTTTCGTATTGAACGTTTTAAAAATTCGCGAGGCTCAATACGAATTGTAACGCCTGTTCGTAGTCTGATAAGCGCGCCCAGCTCAAGCGCTCGTGCGTAAGGTGCGTGTGCCTCATTGCCTGCACCAAATTCTAGCTCGTTACTGCCAATGATATTTGTCTTTAAAGATCGACGCAAGGCGCCTGTTAGCTCTGCAGGATCCTCATGCGGTGCGCTTGCTCTGTGTTTTACTAAGCGACCTTTCAGCTCGACGAGGTATAAATTACCGTGTTTTGGTTTTTCAAGAATACCATCAGCTGCAGTTTTTTTAAGATCCCGGCTTATTGAAAACATCGCGCTGCGTAAAGATTTTTTTGTCAGCGCTCCAACCCCTGCAACTCGTTGCGTGATAGGATCGGGGCTAGGCTTTATGATTTTTACAAGCGTTCCACCCGTTTGTAGTCGTAGTATTGCCACGATTAGTTACCTGTAACTGTAGTTGTCTCAGCGCCCCGTAGACTGCACCGCAGCACGTAAAACTCGTGGCGTTCGTTATAATCGACGACGTCAATTATGCGGTAGCGTTTACCCTCAAAAAGCACCCAGCTCTCAAATGTTAGGCCGGGTAGGTACCTAATGTAAAAGTTATGAGTGACAACTTGTTCAATGTTATTGCCATCAAAAACTGTCGTCCCTGATACCGTCTCAATGCTAGCCCACCATGATTGCTCAACGATAAAAGTTTCGTTGTAATCAATCCCATCTGCCTCAGGTGGTTTTATTTTTCGTAACTGTAAAACAATACGTCTGTCGAGGTCGCCAATGCAAATGCGCGTATCCTTTCTGCGTTTAGCGTTGCAACTCATGCTAGCACCTTTCTAAAGGTATTAGTTGGTTTATCCTGATTGTGTCATAGAGCTGTTTGCTGGCAAGTGGAATTGTTACGCCGTCACAATCACCTCGGTTTTCATAGAGCGATGCGGCGTGCATTAGAATTGCCGTTCTTGCACTTTGCGGTACGTCTGTGTGTCTTGGCCCATAGCCCGCGGTAAAGGTAACCGTCACAGCTTGATGCACATTATCACCATCCGTCGGAAAAGGTATATCCTCTACAGGATGAATGCTCGAATATGTGCTAGTGAAAACAATTTCATAATTCAACGGATCTACAACAACAGGTACGCCATCAACAAGATAGTCTAACTGTGAAACTGCAATAAGCGGCGACTTCCGCAGCGTTATGCAAGGCGGGAAACAATCGCGAAAGGTTTTAAATTCTGTAGTTATAAAAACTCTGCGCGTGTACGTTTGCGCAAATTCAGTCGCTGCGATAATAAGATTTTTAAGATAAATGTCTTGGGAGTCATCATCTAAGGGTAAGCGTAAGTGCTCTTTTAAATCGCGCACAGGTACCGCTAAGTTTTTTGGCGCAGTTGACACGACGTAGTAATTATCGGGTTTATCTGCTAAAAAACTATCAGGCATAATGCTGCGGGGGTAGGTTACAAACATCGTACAACGTCTCCAAGAATTAGCACTGTGTCAAACCCACATGCGTTAAATTGCAAGGCGGCTTCTTTGCAGTCGTTCGGCACAAAACGTATTTGAAGCCCCGCGAAATACGCGTTGACGTCAAGCGTCGTGTCCGAGGAGCTTAAGGCTATTCTGAGATTAGGAATGCTTGAATCGGGTAATACTTCTATTTCTGCCAGCGATTTTTTTTTCAGTAATACAGCATCGATTTCGTCATCGGATTTTTCAATTTTAAACACAAACACAATATCATCTGCTGCTAAAAGTTGTGATTCTAACAATCGTATGCCGTCAATTGAAACGATAAAATCTAGTGTGACGCTATTGCCTCTGCGCAGTTCAAGGGGTAGTCCGCATTGGGTTAAAGGCACGTTTGCGCTCGATAAAATATTCGCTGAAATTGTGTTTGTGAAATCTAATACACACGTAGATTGGGTGGCCATGCCTTTTGTTGCTAATGAGATTGTCATACGCGCGCCACTTGATAGGTTGTTAGCTGTGTACCTACGTACGTTGAGTTTACGCTATACGTTGCGAGTACATCGTTAATTGTGCCGACGCTACCCGCTACACTATACGTGCGCAGTCGTGCTGTTAATAAATTCCCATTACTATCAAATGTTGTGTTATCTAGTGCTTGGTTTTCTTGCGTTAAGCCTAGGAGCCTATCGGTTTTATCGGTTAATGAGTAGCTG